GAATATGTACGCAAAAATGTTCTTCGGATGAATGATGAAGAGATTGAAGATATTGAAAACCAAATAAAAGATGAAGAAGGTGGTGATATGGGCGGCCCAGAAGATGATGGTATGTTCGCTCACAATGACCCCTCAAAAGGAGATAAATGATGGATTCAGTAAAAGACTTTGTTAGTGCGATTGGTGACAGTGACAACCTTTCAGCAGAAACACATTTTAATGCAGCCCTTTCAGCGAAAGTTGGTGACGCATTAGAAACAAAAAGACAGGAAGTTGCAAAAACATTTGTAACTCACCATGTACCAGAGGTAGAAGATAGTGAGTAAACCTTTTTCTCAGTTCGCACAAGAACTACCAGAAAAGGACGAGCATAAGAAGTCTAGGGAATATAAAAAACTATCCCCTAAACTACAAGACGCTGTTGACGCTATTTTTAAGGAGATGGAGTCTAAGCCCTCAGATTTCCTAAATACTTTTGACAAAACTATAAATAATGTTTCAAAGAAGTTTAAAGTTCCGCCAAAGAAACTGATGGACTATTTTGAGGCAGAAGTATTATCAATTTAGGAAGAGTAACATGAAAATAATCGGAGCAGAAGAAGCACTGGCCACTGGAAGCACTAAGGGTAAAACCGCTACTGCACATTATGTATTCAATAATGGTTCTAAGGCGGCAGTTACAATTAGAAACGCTGATGATGATGGCGATACAGGCTCAATAAGAATTAATGCGAATGCTGGTGTTATTATCCATACAGATATTGGGGTTGGAATGCGTGGAGCATCCGATTTTAAAATCACTCCAATAGTTTCGGCGGGGTTCTAACATGAAACTTATTGCAGAACAGATACAAGACGTAGAATACATCCTTGAAGAAAAAGAGGATGGTAAAAAAGATATGAAGATTCGTGGAATCTTCATGCAGGCCGACCAGAAAAATAGAAATGGTCGTGTCTATCCAATGGGCGTACTTACTAAAGAAGTCGCTCGTTACAACAAAGAATTTGTTGCTGAAGGTCGTGCATTTGGGGAACTTGGACACCCTGAAGGCCCAACAGTCAATCTTGACAGGGTTTCGCACATGATCACAAAACTGGAAGCGAATGGAAAGAACTTCGTTGGTGAGGCAAAATTGCTCTCTACTCCGATGGGGGAAATTGCGAAAGCACTAATCAAAGACGGTGGTAAACTTGGTGTCTCTTCAAGGGGCATGGGTTCACTAGAAAACAAAGGTGGTGCGAATTATGTGAAAGACGATTTTTATCTCGCCACTGCGGCAGATATTGTTGCAGACCCTTCTGCACCTCAGGCCTTCGTTGAAGGTATTATGGAAGGTAAAGAGTGGGTTTGGGATAATGGATTGTTGAAAGAGGTAGAGATACAAAATATCAAAGACAGGATTAATGAGGGTGTTAGAAGGAAACAATCTAAGGTTTCCGCTCTAGAATTCGCAAAATTCTTGTCGAAACTTTAATTATTATAAATATGTAAAGATAACAAAACTCAAGGAGAAATCCCAATGTCAGAACTAGACAAGACAATTGAGGAACTAGAAGCGGAAGTTCAGAGTGAGCTCGATGAGGCTGCTCAGGATGCCCCTAAAAAGGGTGCCGCAAAAGGTGAATCAATGGATAAAGTAGAGGGTGAAGTCCAAGACCTCGGCGGTGCCGGTGAAGAGAAACCAGAAGCGGAATCTGGATCTGCAAAAGCAGGTGACAAGATGAAGAAAGCTTCTGATGCTCAAACCAAGGGTGCGAAAGACGCTGGAGGCGCAGACAAACCAACTGCTATTAAAGAACCTCTTGCTGCAGAAACCGAAATTGAACATGACGGTGAAGCACTAGAGGAAAAGGCCATGACTAAAGAGATGATGAAGTCCGAAATGATGAAAAAAATGGAAGGCATGAAAGCTCAAGAACTCAAGGCAATGTATAACAAGATGGAGATGATGGGTAAAGAAGAGGAAGAGGAAAAGGCCGAATCAAAGGTTGAAGAATCTACTCTTGATGATCGCATCGCTTCTGTAGATGTATCTGATGACGTTTCTGCTCTTACACAAGATGCAGATCTTTCTGAAGAATTTAAAACTAAGGCTGCTACAATTTTTGAAGCTGCCGTTAAATCTAAACTTCGTTCTGAAGTCGAAAGAATTGAACAGGATAAAGTTCAAGAAGTCGCTGAAGAAATCAATAGAATTCAAGATGAGTTGACTGAAAAAGTTGACAACTACATGAACTATGTTGTAGAAGAGTGGATGAAAGAAAACGAAATCGCAATCGAGCGTGGCTTGAAAGGCGAAATCGCAGAGGACTTTATCTCTGGACTCAAGGCTCTGTTTGAAGAGCATTATGTTGATGTTCCAGATGAGAAGTACGACATTCTTGGTCAACAGTCTGAGAAGATTGATGAACTTGAAGCAAAACTCAACGAACAAATTGAAAAGAGTGCTGAGTTGAAAAAGTCACATGACGTTCTTGTTCGTGAGAGAGTATTTACTGAATGCTCTTCTGACCTCGCAGATACAGAGGTAGAAAAATTTAAGTCTCTTGCAGAAGAGGTAGATTTTTCAAATGAAGAGTCTTTCAAAGAAAAACTCGACCAGCTTAAGGAAAGTTATTTCCCTAAAGCAACAACTGTCGCTGAATCTGTGGACAGTGCTTCGGAAGAAGCCCAGTCCTACGATACAACTGGTGCAATGTCCACTTACATGGCTGCAATCAGTAAAAATGTAAAGCGGACAAAAAACTAATCAAAAGTTAGTTTTTTATAAATATTATAAGAAAACTCAATAAGGAGAAACTAAAATGTTCAAAACAGAACATCTACAGGAAAAGTGGCAGCCAGTCCTAGAGCATAACGATCTACCAGAGATCAAAGACTCTTATCGTAAGGCTGTAACCACGATTATCCTAGAAAACCAAGAAAAGGCTCTCAATGAGGACAGAGGTTTCCTCGGAGAAGCTGCCCCAGTAAACTCAACTGGTTCTGCCGTTGATAATTGGGATCCGATCCTCATCTCTCTCGTAAGGAGAGCGATGCCTAACCTTATCGCATATGATATTGCTGGTGTTCAGCCAATGACTGGCCCAACAGGACTTATCTTTGCGATGCGTTCACGTTACAAGACTCAGGCTGGTACTGAGAATATGTACGCAGAACCAGAATCAGCATTCTCTGGTGCGGCTGCAAACAGCAACATCCCAGGCTCTGCCGGTACTTCATCTAACGGTGAAACTAACCCAGCAGTTCTTAACGATGGTTCGCCAGGCGCATATACTGCTGATGGTGGTATGACTACTGCAACTGCTGAAGCATTGGGTGATGCTGCTAACAACGCATTCGCTGAAATGGCTTTCTCAATCGAGAAAAACTCAGTGGAAGCAAAGTCTCGTGCTCTTAAAGCTGAGTACACTATGGAACTTGCACAAGACCTTAAAGCAATTCACGGTCTTGACGCAGAAACAGAACTTGCAAACATTCTTTCTTCAGAAATTCTTGCTGAAATCAACAGAGAAGTTGTAAGAACAGTTTATGTAACTGCAAAGCCAGGCGCTCAAGTAGATACTGCAAACGCTGGTATCTTCGACATGGACGTTGACTCAAACGGACGTTGGAGTGTTGAGAAGTTCAAAGGACTTATGTTCCAACTTGAGAGAGATGCAAACGCAATCGCTCAAGAAACACGCAGAGGAAAAGGTAACATGGTTATCTGTTCTTCAGATGTTGCTTCTGCACTGCAAATGGCTGGCGTACTTGATTATACTCCTGCCCTTAACAACAACTTGAATGTTGACGATGCTGGTAACACTTTCGCTGGTGTTCTTAACGGACGTTACAAAGTGTATATCGACCCATATGCTGCTAACCAAGCTGCAAAACAGTACTACACTGTGGGTTATAAAGGTACTTCACCTTATGACGCAGGTCTTTTCTACTGCCCATACGTTCCATTGCAAATGGTTCGTGCAGTTGGCGAGAACAACTTCCAGCCTAAAATCGGTTTCAAGACACGTTACGGTCTTACTGCAAACCCATTTGCTGGTGGTGCAACTGTCAGAAGTGGCGCACTTCAAGCCAACGACAACGTATATTACAGAAGAGTACAAGTTACAAACATCATGTAATAAGAGTTGTTTCAAGCAACCAAAACTCAAGGGGAGCAGAAATGCTCCCCTTTTTTCGTTATAAATAGTGTAAAGGAAGAACACTATGGCAAAAATTAATCCGTTACAAAGACAACCAGCAAACATGGATTTTGCATCACCTTCACAATTTAAATTTCAATTGTTGAAGATACCCAATGTAGAATATTTTGTAACAGGTGTAAACTTGCCTGGCATCAGTTTTACAGGTGACGCAACCATTAATACAAGATTTAAATCTATTGCATTCATGGGTGATACTATGGATTTTGAAGATTTAGAAATTACATTTTTGGTAAATGAAGATTTGTCTAACTATCGTGAAATACACGATTGGATGATTGGTATTGGTTTCCCTAAAGACAATGAACAATTTACTGCGGCTCTGGCTGCAGAGGCACAAACACGCCCAGGCGAACCTTCTATAGATGCACAAAGAAAAAGTGTTGGTAAACCGTCAGTATTAATGAGTGATGCAACATTAACTATTCTGACTAATAAAAATAATGCAAAGACAAGAGTTAGTTTTACCAACTGTTTTCCAACTGCACTTAGTGGACTTGCTTACAATACACAGATTACAGACACAGAACAGTTGACTGCAACTGTAACAATGAAATACGACTTGTACGAATTTGAAAGTTTATAAATATACCTGAGCAGACAAGGTGTACTTAAGCAGTATCAGTTTGAGTCTCTCAATGGTAAGAGATAACATAGAACAGTAAGTTCCAACCAATCTCTGCTCACTCTATAGGATGATAATATAATGAAACTAGATGAACTTCAGCAAATGGCTGAAAAAGACTTGAAGATGGATGACTTAGAACTTGCAGACGAGTCTCTAAGAAATGCATCCCTTCACCAAAAATATCTCAATCACTTAAACAACTACAAACAACTTCTCATTATGAAGAGAGGTGAATACAATATTCTCAAAAGAAAAAAGTGGGAATATTATTCAGGTAAATCCGACCCTGAAGTGTATCGTGATAATCCATTCGACCATAAAGTATTAAAAGCAGACTTGCACATCTATCTAGATTCAGATAGAGAATTAGTAGAGTTAAAACAACTTATAGAATACTATGAGATGTGTGTATCTACTTGTGAATCTATTATGAAGAATGTTTCTGATAGACAATGGAATATTAAGAATGCAATCGCATGGCGTAAGTTTGTAGATGGTGCGATTTAGTGACAACAATCTCAAAGAAAAATGAAGTATTTCTTAGAGTAGAGACTGAACCATCCATTGCAAGGATGTTGTCAGATTACTTTACTTTTGAAGTGCCTGGCGCTAGGTTTATGCCTGCATACAGAAACAGAATTTGGGATGGGAAGATTAGACTTTTTTCTCCCTCAAACGGCGAACTGTACATAGGCCTATTACCATATCTAAAGAAATACCTTGATGACTTTGAGGAAGATTATACAGTAAGTGAGGAACTAGATGACGAAAAACAAATCGACAAACAAATACTTGATGGATTCATTAGACAGCTTAGACTTCGATCCAATGGAAAATCTATCAAACCTCGTGACTACCAAGTTAATGCAGTGGAGTTCGCAATTAGAAAGCATCGTGCTTTGTTGCTTAGTCCTACTGCTTCAGGGAAGTCGCTTATTATCTACATACTTGTAAGATATTACGAACTACTACTTGCAAAAGAACAAAACGATAAAATACTAATACTTGTTCCCACAACATCTTTGGTTGAACAGATGTATTCTGACTTTATTGATTACGGATGGTTGGAAGCATATATGCAAAAAGTATATAGTGGGTATGATAGAAAAGTAGAAAAGAAACTTGTAATATCCACATGGCAATCTCTATACAAAATGCCTAAGAGTTACTTTGAACAATTTGGTTGTGTGATTGGAGATGAAGCCCATTTATTTAAATCTAAATCCTTGACTTCTATTCTAACCAAACTACATTTATGTAAGTATCGTTTTGGATTGACAGGTACACTAGATGGTATGCAAACACACAGACTTGTATTGGAAGGACTGTTCGGTAGTCTAAATAAAGTTATTACCACAAAGGAACTAATTGACAAGAAAACACTTGCAGACTTTTCAATTAAGGCCTTGGTTTTATCTTATCCAGAAAGTGAATGTAAATTAGTAAAAGATATGAACTATCAGGATGAGGTAGATTACATTGTACGTCACACAGAAAGAAATAAATTTATTATAGGGTTGACAAGAGCAATAAAAGGTAATACACTAGTACTATTTCAATTTGTAGAGAAACATGGTTCTGTTTTATATGATATGATGAAAGACTTAGATAGAAAAGTTTTCTATGTGCATGGTGGAACAGATACCCAAACAAGGGAAGATATTCGTGCGATTACTGAGAAAGAAAATAATGCGATTATTGTTGCATCCTATGGTACTTTTTCTACTGGTATTAATATTCGCAATCTGCACAACATCGTGTTCTCTAGTCCTTCCAAAAGTCGTATCAGAGTTTTGCAGTCAATCGGAAGAGGCTTGCGAGTTGGAGATAATAAAGATAACGCTACCCTATTCGACATAAGTGATGACTTTACCCACAAATCAAAACGCAACTTCACCTTAAATCATTTTATGGAACGAATAAATATATACAATGAAGAACAGTTTGACTATGAAATTAAAAGGATAAAAATTAAATGACACAGGATACAAAAATTCTAAAACTATCTAGTGGTGAAGAAATCATTTGTAATGTCGTACATAATCCAGAAAAACCATATGTCAGTGTTGTTCAACCAATGAAATT